GAGAGCTCCTTCATGCGCTCCACGATCTCAGTGGCCGAGCGGGCGCTCATGTTCTCGGGCGGCAGGGATTCGTCCAGCAGGATGCGCTTGACGTTCTGGCGCAGGTCGTTGATGACCAGCTGCGTGACGTTGAAGTCGCCGGCACGCGGCAGCGGCTGCAGGGCAGGGCCCTGGGGGCCACCGTTGCGCGCCACCGGGATGATCGCGCCGGGCACGATCTTCACCGTGTTGGGGTTCAGCACCCCGTCGTCGGCGGCTGTGTAGACCCCGGAGACCGCCAGGCTGGCGTTCTTGAGCAGGAGCTCAATGGTCTTGTTGAGGGTCTTGATGTCGGGCAGGGCCGTCATCAGGGGCCCGCGCCCGTAGATCTCGCCGGCCACCTTCATGTAGCGCGAGATCACCCAGGGGCTGTAGCGCTTGCGACGGTAGACCAGTTCCTCCTTGGAGGCCTTGTCGATGACGTGGTAGCAGTAGTCGCCTCGGGCGTGGTCAAAGATCGTGGCCTCGAGGAGCTCGATGTCGTCGGTCGGCTTGTCTTCGATGCGTCGCTTGAGCTCATCGGGCAGCTTCGCATCGGGCCATTGGCGCTGGATGCTTTCGCCCTTCATGCGCATCCGGCGGTAGACGTTATCCACCTGGCCGTTGGCCCCTTCCTCGTAGGTGACCAGGAACAGCGGCACCGGGATGAAGTTGATGGGACTCACGTCGTCACCGGGCTGCACCATCATGCAGGCGGTGCCAACCGCCAGGTCGAGCAGGAACTCGCCCATGGCGATGTCCAGATTCGACTGACGCAGCACGGCGAACATCTTCTCGCCATACAGGTCGAGGATCGCCTGGGCCTGGGGCTTGCGATCCACAGGGATGTCCAAGCCGGGGTCGAGCTTGCACCACTTGCGCTGGGGCGGGAACACCACCGATTGCAGCCGGTTGGCGAAGCGCTGCGTGCTGTTGATGGCCGTCGAGTCGAAGACGCGCTGCATCTTCTTGCTGCCGGTGCTGCCACCCTCCCAGACGCCATACAGCTGGCGCTGGGGCAGGGCGAACTCGTAGGCATCCTGGTAGATGCTCTGGAATTCGTCCTTCTTCGTTTGGGCCAGCGCCTGGCGCTTGATGATTTCGTCCGGGGTCAGGCGCTTGCCGCCCGGCGCGTCCTTGGCGTAGTTCATTCGTCTTTCTCCAGCTTGTACTTCTCGAGCAGGTTGCGCCCCTTAGCGGCCAGGCGGGAGGCCGCAGCAGCGGTGCGCGGCACCGGCTCGCCCCATGCGTTGGCGGCCTTGGCCAGCCTGGTGGGCTCGCCGTCGTCATCGACAAGCGGCCCGCTCGGGTTGGTGTAGAAGCGCGTCAGGAATGACCCCTTGCGGCGCGCCCGATCGCCAGGGGGCGAGCCCTCCTTGACGCCAGGCTGCAGGTTCTTGCTCTCGCCTGAGCGTTCGAACTTGCGCCGGCCAGCCTCGGTCAGGCCACCATCGGGGTCTTCGTACCGGCTCACTTGTCGCCCTTGGCCGCGTTCATGTTGTCGATCAGGTTGGGGTAGGGCCGGCCCGCCTTCTGGGCCCGGCGCATGGCCTGGGCCTTCTGTGCCGACGTGAGCTCCTTGGGCTCCCCCAGCTTCTTGGGCCTGGGCTTGTCCCAGACTTCCTTGTCGTTCATCTCAATCCCCCAGCTGCGCCCAGCGAGCCACCGCCGCCCAGGCCACCCGTTGATCCAAGCGTGCCGCCGCCACCGCCCAATGCGGATGCGGAGCGCGCTGCCGTATCGACGCCGGCCAGCAGGGGGCGGGCACCAGCGGTGCGGCCAGCCCTGCGCGAGGCCATCTCTTGCATGGCGAACTGGCGCTGCATGGTGTCGCGCCGGTTGCGCAGGTCGAGCTCGTTGGCCGCACGCTGAGACTCGAGCTCGGCGGCAGAGCGGCGCGCCTGATCGGCGGCCTCGGCCTGGCGGGCCTGCAGATCGGCGGCAATCCGACCCTGCTCACCCCGAATCTGCTCCAACTGCGATTCGAAGCCGGCCTGCTCAATGGCCTGCGCTTCCTGCAATGCCATGAGCTCCGCAGCGTTTTTGGCCGCCGCAGCGTCCAGCCGGGCCTGCTCATCGGCGCGCAGCTTTGCCAGCGCATCGGCCTCACGCTTGAGCAGAGCCTCGATCTCTGAGCGAGCGGTTTCGATGTCGGTGTCGAGAGCAGTCTGACCAGCCGTCACATCAGCCTCGAGCTCGGAGCGCAGACGCGCAGCCTCGGCCTCGGAAGCCGCATTCAGCCTGGCCTGCTCCTCATCGAACAGCCGGTTGCGCTCGGCCTCGGCAGCAGCAGCCTCGTCGTCCAGGAGCTTCTGCTGCGCGGCCGCCTCGGCCTCAAGCCTGGCGAGCTCGGCATCGGCTCGGGCCTGGATGTCGGCGGGGTCGTCGACCTGCTCGGTGTACAGCGCCGGGTTGCCGTAGAAGCGCGACGGGGTGTCCCGGAAGGTGACGCGGCCAGCCTCGAGCTCCTCAAGCGTCCGAGGCGTGGTGTACAGGTCAGGGTTGCCCAGGAAACGCGAGGTGGCCATGTCTTAGCCCGCCACCACAGACTGGTTGCCGTACTGGTTTTCCTGGGTGGCCACGCCAACCTCGGGATTCAGCCGGGCCTCGGACAGCAGGGCGCGGCGGCCAGAGCGGCGGCGAGCCCGGAATCGGTTGGACTCGCGCTCGGCTATCTTGCGGCGCTCCTCCTCGAGGGACTTGCGCTGATCGGCAGCCTGCTGCTCCATGGCCAGCTTCTGCTCTGCGTACTGCTGCTGCTGCAGGAACAGCTGCGCCTTGGCCCGCTCCGCGTTCATCTGCTGCTCGCGGGTCAGGTTGGTCATGAGCTCCTTCTGCTGCTCCGAACTCAGCCGGAAAGCCTCAAGCTGCTGCATAGCCATTTCGCGTCGCGCATTAGCCTGCTCATCCTGGCCGGCGCGCTGCAGCGCCAGCTGCTGCTCGGCCGCATACCGTGAGCCCTCCATCTGCTTGAGTGCAAGCTCGCGCTGCTGGGCAAGCTGCTCGGCGGTGAGCGTGCGCTGCTGCGCCAGGCCCTCCAGAGCCGTGGTGCGCTGAGAGTCGATGCCGACCAGAGCGGTATCGCGAGACAGTTTCGCGGCGGCCGCCGCCGCATCTCTCGCCTTCTGCGCCTCAGCCGAGGCTGCGTCCCGGCTCTTCTGAGCTTCAGATGCTGCCGACTCACGCGACAGGCGGGCCTGCTCGGCCGCAGTCTCTCGAGCCTTTTGAGCCTCGGCAAGTGCCTGGGCCGCATTCTGCGCCGCCTGCTCTCGAGCCCTCGACGCCGCAGCCTGCGAACGGTTGACTGCGTAGCCGGTGGCCGCTGCTCCAATCAAAGCGCCGACGATGGGTGCTGGCATGGTCTGATCCTTCCGTACAAGAGGTAGTCGGAGCCATCCACACCGAAGCACCGCATCGTGCCTTCCAGGTCGAACCCCAGCGCGTCGGGCCAGCTCCTTGAATACTTCGCAGACGATTCTATTGCGACTTGTACACGCTGCAAACAGAGCGATTGCTGCGCGATATCGAGTGCCGTGCGCACCGATATCACCAGCTGTCTGCGGCGCTGGTGCTTGGTGTCGTCGTCGATAATCGTCCAGACATCGCCCACGCCTGGCCACAGGACGACGATGCCGATGATGGCCAGCAGCTGCTGCCCGTAGAAGAGGGCACCGCTGGGCCCGCGCTCCATGTTGAAGCGGATGGTCTCGATGGGGTCGATGGGGAAGGGCGTCTTTACCCAGGGCGACAGCTGCTGGATGTGATCCTCGGTGATGGGGGCAAAGCGGCAGCCCGTGCGCGCCAGGCGCTCGTTGCAGGCTGCGGTGATGTCCATCAGGAGAAGATGTCGAACTCGGTGGAGGCTGTGGTCTGCATGGGAGGCCGGCCACCCAGCTGGTGCGTTCGCGTCATGCGGTTGTACTCACCGCCGCCCAGCAGCAGGTAGCCGAATGAGTCTCCGATGTGCGAGTGCTCGTTCTTATTGGGGGCATCCCTAAAGCGCTCCTGACCCGCTCCGACCGACACTCGCTTAAAGTGATAGCCGCCGCCCAGCGCCTTGCGGAGGAGCTTGCATTCCCTGTTCACAATCAAGCCGGGCTTGCCTTGGATGAGGCGCTGCATGGGAGCGGCCGCAGCCTCGCGGCGCACCTTGAAGTCGTTCGACGCAGTCGGCTGCGCCCGCAGGCCCAGGGTGCGCAGGAAGTCGAAGCTGGTGACCTCGTAGATGGCGTCCCGCGCCATGCCGGCCGGGTCACCCCACAGCAGCACCTGGTGGTTGGGGAAGTGGGTGTTGAGCATGGCCAGGAGCTCCATGCCGAATCGCTCGAGGCCCATGTCGAAGGTGACCAGTTCCCTGTGGATAAGCCACCGCCCATTGGGCAGGCGCTGGCCAATGGTGGCTGCAGGGGTGAGGCCGAAGTCCAGGCCGACCTGGATGGGCACGCCGGGCTCGAGCTCGGTGTCGCCGCTCATGGTCGAGTCGTCGTACTCGGGCCAGACCGGGCGGCCTTCTTGGACGTAGGTGTACAAGCCGCCTGCGTAGCAGCGGATCCAGTCGGTGTTCTTGCCCAGCAGCATCTGCTGGTAGTAGCCGGCCGGGAGGTTGCTGGTGTTCTCGGCCTTGGGGTTGAGCTTCCACCACTTGCCGGCGCTGAAGACGTGGTCGTTGGCCTCGGGGTTGTCGGGCAGTTCGCCGGGGTCAACCTCCACCACGCCGCCTGGCTGCTTCCAGAACTTCCAGGCATAGGGGCCGGACATCTTCTCCTTCTCGGCCATGTTGTGCCACCAATGGTCGTCGTCCATTGGGTTGGTATCCATCCAGATCCCGTGCCAGGTGGCACCGCCATCGCGCTTGGTCGGGTAGCGGCCGACCCGGTGGGTGAGGCCGTCGATCACAGCCTTGGGGAGCTCGCGGGCCTCGTTGACCCAGGCCCCGGTGAGCTCGAGCGAAAGCAGCTTTCTCACGTCCTTGGGCTGGTCGAGCGCCAGGAAGATGACCTCGCAGTCGATGCCGGCCGCCCCGTCCCGCGCCGGCAGCCGGATGTGGTGAGTGATGGGTGGCGTCCACAGCATCGGGCCGAACGTGGACTCAGGAAACAGATCCAGCCAGGTCTTGATGGTGGTGGTCTTGAGCATCGGGTAGCTGTTGCGCACCACCGCCCAGCGCGAGTACCGGATGTTGTCGATGGGCGA